CTAATTATCAAGTTGAATTTGTACCCAATGAGGAATATCCTAAACCATTTGAATTTAATGAAATACCCATTGAAGATATAGATGAATGGATACAATCATTAAATTTATATGCGCGTGGAGAATCTATTCCAGCACGCGATTATCAAATACAAGCAGTTCATACTGCACTTACCTTAAATAGAACAATATTACTTTCTCCAACTGCATCAGGCAAATCATTTATGATTTATTGTATTATCCGCTGGCATATTGAAGCTGGTAGAAGATGTATGATTGTAGTACCAACCACCTCTCTGGTAGAACAACTATATTCTGACTTTGAAGACTATTCCTCACACAATGGTTTTGAAGTTGGTGGTCATTGCCAAAAACTATATAGTGGTTTTACTAGAGAGTTTACTAAAGATGTGCTTATTACAACGTGGCAATCAATTTATAAACAACCTAAAAGTTGGTTCCAACAATTTGATGTGGTGATTGGTGATGAAGCACACCAATTTAAAGCAACATCTCTAATTAGTATTATGGAGAAAATGCAACAAGTCAAATATAGAATTGGTACAACTGGTACTATTGATAATAAAAAGGTAAACAAACTTACACTTGAAGGTTTATTCGGCCCAGTATACAAAGTAATTACGACAAAAGAACTTATGGAAAAAGGCAAAGTTGTAAATATAGATATACAATGTTTAACTTTAAAGTATCAGGATCAATATAGAAAACATGTAAAAGAACTTGATTATAAAAAAGAAATGGACTTCTTGATAGGCCATGACCCTAGAAATAAGTTCTTAAGAAATTTGGCTTTAAAAGCAAATGGTAATACATTGGTATTATTTCAATATGTAGAAAAACACGGGAAAATATTATATGAAATGATTAAAGAAAAAGCATTTGATAAAAATGTTTATTTTGTTTATGGTGGTGTTGAAGCAATGGAACGCGAAGATATAAGACACAAAACAGAACAAGATGATAATACCATTATTGTTGCTTCTTATGCAACATTTTCTACAGGCATAAATATACCGAGTATTGAAAATATTATATTTGCATCACCAACAAAATCCAAGATAAGAAATCTACAATCAATTGGTAGAGGTCTTAGACTAAAAGAAGGTAAGAATAAATTAAATTTATATGATGTGGCAGATGATCTACAATGGAAATCAAGAAAAAATCATACAATGAATCACTTTGTTGAAAGATTAAAAATTTATTCAGAAGAACAATTTGATTATAAAATCTATGAGGTTAATATTTAATGTCAAATGGCTACGCAGTTTTAAAACTTATTTCAGGTGAAGAACTTTTAGGTTCCATCTTGGAAGAGACTGAGTATAAAATTACAATTATTATGCCAATGAGTATAAAATACGTACCAAAAGTTATGGGTTTAAAAATAACTGAATCAGTACTTCTAGCTCCATTTACCCAGTTTGCATCCGATGATGTATTTACATTTGACAAAACTCATCTTATCTATTTAAAAGATATGGATGAGAGATATATTAAGGCTTATGAGGATTCTGTAGATCTTTATTTGTCACCACAGTCAACCATACAAAAACCAAATAAGAATGAAGATCTTAAAAAGACAATGGAAAAGCTAGAATCTTTATTTGGAGATGGATTTCAACAAAGAATGTCTGAAGATGAATATTTAGATCAGTTATTAAATTTTGATCCTGATACAAAGAAGTTACATTAAACTACTTAACCAACTCCATACAGATATAATATCACGTTTTTTATTTTTTGTACAATGATTTTCTACAAAAATAATTATTTTACAATAAACAGTATACAGTATATAATTACATTATACTTAAATGAATTGAAAGAAGTAAATGGCAGAAAAAAAGAAAAAAGAACATTATGTTAACAACGCAGAATTTTTGCAGGCAATAATAGACTATAAAAAAGCTTGTGCAGAAGCAGATGAATGTGGAGATGAAAACCCTGTTCTACCAAATTATCTTGGCGAATGTATTCTAAAAATAGCGCGCAAACTTTCCAACAAACCTAATTTTATTAATTATAGTTATAAAGATGATATGATTCTTGATGGTATTGAGAATTGTATACAATACTTTGATAATTTTAATCCAGAAAAATCCAAAAATCCATTTGCATATTTCACTCAAATCATATATTATGCATTTCTTAGAAGAATAGATAAAGAAAAGAAACAATCATATATTAAAGGTAAACTTGTATTAGATAATACAATTGAATCATATGATATACAAGAACATGATGACGGCCAAGACTTTTCAAATATATTTAAAGAATTTATGCAAGATAGTGGCACATATGACCACAATTATGAAGAAAGAAAGAAAAAGAAAAAAATAAAGAAAAGATCTTCAATCTCATTAGATGAATTTACAGACGAAGATAACTATTAGTGCAATTGCATTATATTGCTCAGGATGTGCTGTTACCGTAGTTGAAGTATTGGGTATTGGAGCAGCATCTGAAGTTGCATCAACTGGTGCAGTTTCAACTACAGCATTAGAAATAGCACAAGCAATTGATACAGGTAAAACAATTGGTGATGGAGTAAGCTATGTAGGTACAGGTAAAACTCTTACTGACCATGCAATTAGTGAGTACCTAGATAAAGATTGTAAGACATTTAATTTATTAGAAGAAAAAGAACTATGTGAAGAGGTTCAGGAACAAAAAGGAACAAACATTGACTAAATTTGCTATTTTGGGTGACACACACTTTGGAGTTCGAGGTGATTCAATAAGATTTCATGATTATTATAGAAAGTTTTATGATGAAATCTTCTTTCCATATTTAAAAGAAAATAATATAACTACTATATTCCAGTTGGGTGATTTATTTGATCGCAGAAAATATATCAATTTTAATACATTAGCACTGTCAAAAGCGTATTTTTTTGATAAAATCCGCGAAAATAACATACAATTCTATACACTTTTAGGTAACCATGATATTTTTTGGAAAGAATCATTAGAAGTGAATTCTACTGGGTTAGTATTAGGTGAATATGCAGAATGGATCCATTTAATAGATAAACCTACATCAATACAATATGATAATACATCTATTGATATGATACCTTGGATATGTAAAGAAAATGAAGAGGAAGTATTTGATTATATAAAACACTCCAAATCAGACTTGTGTTTTGGTCACTTTGAAATTGCGGGCTTTCCAATGTATCGAGGTATGATTGGTGGCCATGGATTATCTCATGATATGTTTTCTAGATATGAACGAGTATTATCAGGACATTATCACACAAGATCAAAACAAGAGAATATAGAATATGTAGGCACACCTTATGAAATGACTTGGCAAGATTATAATGATCCAAGAGGCTTTTCTGTATTTGATACTGAAACAAGAGAATTAGAATTTATACAAAACAAATATACAATACACGAAAAGATTATCTATAATGATTTACATGATGCAGAAATAAACATAGATGATTTAGATATAAAAGATAAGTATATAAAAATAGTTATTGTGAATAAAACTGATTTATATAAGTTTGATAAGTTTATGTCAGATTTATATATAAAGGATGCTTATGAAATTAAAATCATTGAAGACTTCTCGGAGTTTAATGAGGGTGAAATTTCTACCGAGATTAATTTGGAGGATACATTATCTATCTTATCTAACTATGTGGATTCGGTAGAGACAGTAGAAAACAAAGAGGAAATTAAAACAGTGCTCAAGGAATTATATCTTGAGGCAATCAATATGGAAGTAGTTTAATTGTACATTAATTGAATTATTTGATAATAATAAGGGACATTATGTTACACGAAATCAAACACAAGGGTTTTCTTGCAACTGTAGAAACAATGGGTGCATTTATCAGAGTTATTGTTTATAATGCTCAAGGGCATGGTCTTACAACTCTAATGTTACCAAGAGAATCTGCAGAACAATTTTCAAAGGCTTTTAATGATTGTATTTAAATCTGTCCAGTGGAAGAACTTTTTATCCACTGGCGCTTCACCAAGTAAGGTTGAACTAAATAATCATAGTACTACATTAATTGTAGGTAAAAATGGTGAAGGCAAATCAACTATTCTAGATGCTCTTACATTTGGTCTATTTAATAAACCATTTAGAAATATTAGTAAAACACAACTAGTAAACTCTATTAATGGGAAGAACTGTGTTGTTGAAGTTGAATTTAGTATTGGTACTATTGATTATAAATTAGTTCGTGGTATTAAACCAAATATATTTGATATTTTTGCAAATGGTACATTGATTAATCAAGATGCCGCGTCAAAAGATTATCAAAAAGTACTAGAACAACAAATCCTAAAACTTAATTATAAAACATTCACCCAAGTTGTCATACTGGGGTCTGCTTCTTTTGTTCCTTTTATGCAGCTCCCAGCAGGGCAACGACGTGAAGTCATAGAAGACATTCTTGATATTCGTGTCTTTTCTACTATGAATACAATCCTTAAAGATAAGATGATAGAAACAAAAGATCTATTATTACAGATTGAAAATAAAATTAAGGTTATTACAGAAAAAACAAAAGGACAACAAAAGCTTATTGATTCTCTTACTGATAAAAAAGACCAAGATATTAAAATTATTAATGATAAGATAAAAAGTAATCAAACTTCTATACAAACAAAAACAGATAATGCACAAATTCTATTATTACAAATACAAAACTTAAGAAAAGATATTCAAAATAAAGAAGCAATACAACGTGATATAGATTTATGTAAAAGTAATATATCCAAATTTAATCAAAAGGATTCTACAATAGAAGAAAGTATTGATTTCTTTAATAATAATGAGGTGTGCCCTTCATGTGAACAAGGTATTGAACATACTCATAAAACATCCATTATAGAAAAATTAAATAAATCAAAACAAGATCATGCATCAAAGGTAAATTTACTTAATGAGGCACTTACAAAACTAAATAAACAATTAGATAATATAGTAGAAATTAATAATAATATCACTGATTTAAATATTGAACTTTCAACTGAAAATAATTCAATATCATTATTAAATAAATTGAATGCAGAATTAGAAGATGAAATAATCAAATTAAATAGTAACCAAGGTAATCTAACTCAAGAAAAAGAAATATTAAAACTATGGGCTGAGGAAGGATTGGGTTATACAAATGAAAAATCTGAAATAAACAAGAAAAGAAAACTTCAAGATATTGCCTCTGTACTACTTAAGGACACAGGTATCAAAACACAAATCATTAAAGAATATCTACCAGCCATGAACAAACTTATTAATATGTATTTGTCTGCAATGGACTTCTTTGTTAAGTTTGAACTGGATGAAAACTTTAATGAAATCATAAGATCTAGACATAGAGATGAATTTACCTATGCATCATTCTCTGAAGGTGAAAAAATGAGGATTGATTTATCAATTCTATTCACATGGAGACAAATAGCAAAGATGAAGAACTCTGTCAATACCAATCTATTATTACTGGATGAAATCTTTGATTCCAGTCTGGATGTGGCAGGCACAGATTACTTCCTATCTGTTATGGATAAACTAGGTGAAAACTCAAACATCTTTGTCATCTCTCACAAAGGTGATGTTCTACTAGATAAATTCCAAAACAATATCAAATTTGAAAAGGTCAATGACTTCTCTAGAATAGCAGCAAATTAGTTGTTTACATTAATTTAATTTCCTGATATAATGTTTATATGCTTGGAGAGGGAGGCAGAACTGATCCTGGGCGTCATTTTTGTTACAATCTGTTAACAAAATAGTTGTTTACATTAATTCATTTTTATAGTATAATGTACATATAAATTGATAAAAGGAGAGAATTATGTGTAAAAAAACTTTAATTGTGGAACAAATCATTGGAAAATATTTTCCTGTAGAAGCGTTTCTAAAGGAATTTGAAGCTCAGGACCTTAATATAGAAAGACTTGTTGAGAAATGCATTGCAAGGGAATCTGGATTAACTTGGGCAAATAACGGTAAGGACGCTCAGTTAGAATATGATTTTGTTGAGGATAAATCTGATGCAAAAACTGCATCTTGTTCAAAAGTCGAAAGATATTGTGAGAAGAATGAAACCCTCTATACTAGTTATAAAGGTAAAATAACTTCGGTTGAAACAAAACTTGGAGATCTTCGTTGTGTAGTTTATAATGAATATAGAGATGCTTTGGACTTTTTCCTGATTCCTCATAACTATATTAAGTTTATGTCATCAAATCTTGGTGGACGAAAAGTCCAAGGTAAAAAGGTAATTAATTATTCTTATAATACAACTAAAAATACATATTCCAATAATATGGAAGATTTCAGGGTTCCTACTTTTAAAGATATTTGTAAAGTAGTTGTAAATTAGTTGTTTACATTAATTCATTTATATGGTATAATGTACACATAAATTGATAAAAGGAGAGAGAAATGACACAATTTATAAAACAAAATTTTGATTATAGTGACGGTTGGTTAACATATAGAACCGACATTAAAACCCGCCCTGAATTTGTTGCTAGATTTAAATACAACAAATCAGACAAACCTAGCTTCCTTAAATTTCTAATTAAAAACTTCACAGTTGACGAATATAGAGATCTTACAAACAAACTTAATTTGGCACCATTACAAGCCTTGGCTACAAAAGGCTATGTGCCACCAAGCATTAAAAACTTTGATGTTAAATTATTTTTAAGGAGAGCATAATGGATGCCGTTCAAAGATTAGTTGAAAAAAGAATCATGGAAATTGATTATTTGTTACACATGAACCAAATTGATCGTGATCCACTAACACAGGATGAAGTTATAAAAATAATTGATGAATCAGATGATCTTAAAATCTGGTTAAAAAATGGGAGGATAGCATAATGAGCTGCGATGTAAATACACAATTTATGGAAAATGCCTACGAAGAAGCTTTGGACATTGGTTACGAAGCTGGTTATAGAGGTGAAGAACTAGAAATCTTTGCTGAAAATTGGGCAAAAAATAAATTTGAATATATGTCATAAAAGTGTTTACATTAATTACTAATCGTGATATAATGTTTACATTAATTAAATAAACCGAGAGATTATGAATAAAGACCTAATAGCCAAAATACTTGCCAACGAAAATATAACCGTTGTACAAAAAGTAGCCAGCACTGCATCATTCGATGTTAAAAATAGAGTCCTAACTCTTCCAATATTTAAAGAAATATCTAACGATGTTTTAGATCTATTCATTGGCCATGAAGTTGGCCATGCACTTTATACAACATCAGAATTCTGGTCAGACGAACTCAAATCAATACCACACTTTAATGGTTATATTAATGTATTAGAAGATGTTCGTATTGAAAAATTAATCAAAAGAAAATATCCTGGACTTAGAAAAAATTTCAATGTAGGTTACAAAGAACTACGCGATTCAGATTTCTTTGGTACCTCTGATGTTGATATCTCATCTATGTTACTCATTGACAAAATTAATCTATTTTACAAAGCTGGTTGGGATTGTGGTGTAAAATTTACAAAACAAGAATCCATACTAGTTAAAAAAGCAGAATATACAAATACAGTGCAAGATGTTATTGATCTTGCCAAAGAGATTTATGAATATTCCAAACAAGAAATGGAAGATCAATTAGAAAAAGGAAAACAACACGAAGATGAGTTGGATGAAGAACAAGAAGAAATATTAATTAATGAAGCTATTGTAGATTATGATGAAGAAGATGATGATGATTATTTAGCAACAAATGAAAAACCTATAAGTTCTGCTGGCGAAACAGCAGAAGATCATTTAAAATCAATTACAGAATCTGTTAGTGCAAGAAAAATAGAAGAATATTCAGAACAAAATGTTGAATATAAATACTATACAATTCCTAAAAATATCTCAGATCATATTTATTTTTCATATAAAGACGTTATTGCACAAATGAAAAAAGATGATATGGAAAGTTATGATTATAGTCCAAGTTGGTTGATTAATTATGGTTATAAATTTCATGATAGATTAGTTCAACTTGAATATGTAGATTTATTTAAACGTGAATCAAAAAATGTTGTAAATTATCTTAATAAAGAATTTGAAATGAGAAAATCAGCAGCTCTTTATAAGAAAACCCAACAATCAAAATCTGGTTCATTGAATATGCGTAAACTATATCAATATAAACTTAATGATGATATATTCAAACGAATCAATATTATCCCAGAAGGTAAAAATCACGGTATGATTATGTTATTGGACTGGTCCGCTTCAATGGCACCAACAATGGCACAAACATTAGAACAAGTGGTTAACCTATCAATGTTTTGTAGATCAGCAAAAATACCATTCTCTGTAATTGCTTTATCAACAGAATTTAGGTTAAATTTAGATGAACACTGGAAAGAAAAACATAATCAATGTGTTGATTCTCTTGGTGAATATGAACTTAATCCATATTCTGATATTACAATGTTTGAATTATTCTCAAGCAAAATGACTAATTCAGAATTTAAATTTGTATCAACAAGATGTATCTCAGGAGAAATACTTTCAGGCAATATATTTAGACTAGGTGGTACTCCGCTTAATGAAGCGCTTGTGTATATGAATTCATATATACCTAAATTTAAATCTCAATATAATGTAGAAAAACTTACATTTATAACTCTTACAGATGGCGAAGGTATGGGGTTAAAAAATAAAAATTGGACAAACCTATCTGGTGAAGAAAGATACCAATGGGACATTAAAAGTGAAATTAGAAGAAAAACTATAATTAAAATTAGAGATGAAGTTACAAAGAAAACATATAATTGTGGTTGGGCAAGTGATCAAACTAGAACATTATTAAAAATCTTAAAAGATAGATATGATATTACAACTCTAGGTTTCTATATAACAAAAAATGGTACTAGCTCTATATATAGTGCATATAGAACAAATGTTTCAAACAGTGAAAGTTTTTGGCCACAAAAAGATAAGTTCTTACAATCAATTAAAAAGGATGGATATCTTTCTATTAAAAATGCTGGCCGTGATGAATTGTTTATTATACCAGAGAAAAATGTAAAAATTCAAACAAATGAGGATTTAGCTGTGAATTCATCATTTACCGCTAGTAAAGTTGCAACTCAACTTAAAAAAATGTTTACAGGTAAGAAAAAATCCCGTATATTACTTACCAGATTTATTAGTTGGGTGGCGTAAAAAAGTGTTTACATTAATTCATTTACGTGATATAATGTACATATAAATTGATAAAACGAGAGGGAAATATATTATGCGTTACAAAAGTGATCAAAAACAACAAATTGAAAATCGTATTGTAGAACTCTATCCAGAGTCTCTATCAAACCTCAGTAAATCTCAAATCATGGAAGCCGTGACCGGTCTTGGTTATGATACTATGCCATGGTCTGTGGTCAATCGAACAAAGATTCGTAACATCTTTGAACTAAAAAATGCTACAAATGTGGTACCGTTAGTTCAACCTGTGGCAAAATCTCCTAAAGTTCAACATGAAGTGTCATTGATACCACAGGTTGATTCTAACTACGTGCCATTTGGCAATCACAAAGATCTAGAATCAATTATTAAGTCTGGTGAATTCTATCCAACTTATATTTCTGGCCCTACCGGTAATGGTAAATCTACTATGGTAGAACAAATCTGTGCTAAATTTAGACGCGATCTTATTCGTATCAATTTAAACACAATGTCAGACGAAGAACAACTTATTGGATCCAAAACTCTAGAAAATGGTAATGTAGAGATTGTTGAGGGTCCAGTCTTAATCGCCATGAGAACAGGGTCGGTTCTCTTACTTGATGAAATCGATGCTGGTGCGGCAAATACTCTCCTGTGTTTACAACCTATCTTGGAAGGTAAACCATATTACTTCAAACTTAAAAACGAAGTAATCGCACCAGCATCAGGTTTCAATATTATTGCTACCGCGAATACAAAAGGTAAAGGTTCAGATGATGGTAGATATATTGGTACAAATATTCTTAACGAGGCATTCTTAGAACGATTCGCTGTAACGTTTAATCAAGAATATCCAAACCCATCAATAGAAATTAAAATCATTAAAAATCTAATGAATTCACATGATTGTATTGATAATGACTTTGCAGACACTCTTGTAAAATGGGCTGATGCAATTCGTAGAACATTTAATGATGGTGGTCTAGATGAAACAATTACAACACGTAGATTGGTTCATGTTATTAAGGCCTTTTCAATCTTTAAAGATGTGAATAAAGCAATTGAACTTTGTTGTAATCGTTTTGATCAACAAACTAAAGAAAGTTTTATTGATGTATTTACTAAACTCCAATCTGGAGAAGATGAAACAATGGAATCAGATCAAATTGATCAAATAGTAGAAGAAATTGCTAACGAGGATGATATAGATCAAAATGTATAGTTTTATTGAATTAAAAGAATCTCAGAAGAGATATATCCTAACTATTATGGAAAGGTTTGATCATATAGATCATGAAATTTCTCTCAAGGACTTGGCTCAATATCATAGTGTTATGATGAATGAACGTGATCAAACTGGTTTAAAATTAGGATATCCAAATTGGTTAATTGTAAAAGAAAATAAAGTTAGAAAAAGTGTTTATAATTTACCAATACCAACCCAGGAGGAAATAGAAGATTTTAATAATGGGAATACAAAACCGATTATTAATATAGATAAATTTTCTCCGTTGCTTAAAAAAACCATTGAGGAGTTTGAAATAGAATTATGAATACCGTATATGCATTAATACTTATCTCATCACTAGGTGGTGTAGAAGAAGTTTACAGGTTCCAAAATATGGATGATTGCTTGGCTACCAAAATATCATATGAAGATGTCTCAGGAAATAAAGCACTTTGTGTATCATTAAAAATTAGAAAGAAAA